GCAAACTTTATGCATGAATCGTATAACTCCGTAAAGTTATCGTTACATTTATAAAATCCATCCCTGATTGGATCGGCTGTCGGGTCGTCATAACTTGAGCCTATTCCTATTACTTGTTTAGCCATTTGAATTATTTTTTTGAATAAATTTAGTAAAAATTTGAATATCTTTCTTAACATTTTGTAAAGTTTAGAAAAAAAAGGGCGGTTAAGCCCTTCTTTTATTAAGAACTAAAAACAGTCGATACGGTTACCGGGCTTTCAAATCCCTCAGTTGTTGCTGTTGGTTGGTCGAACAATGAGAAATAGAATGTTCCAGGAGTTTGGCTTCCAAAAATAGCATCGTAAGTGCCGGGCGTTGCGGTTTCGTTTAACGAAACAAGCGGGATCGCTGCCCCAGTTGTTGTTTTTCTCATATAAACGTCTGCTGCCACGGCTGCGCTGTAAGCAACATTGTCGTAACCTTTCAAAGTTATCGTTGCTGTGGTTGATGTCATATCACTAACTGCAATAACAAGGTCTTTTATACCTGTCAATTCAGTTTCAGGATACCAGTTTGTCGCTAATTCTGATGTAATCGGGTTAACAACTACCTCGTACTCATTGAACTGTTTTACATCGGTGTATTTGATTTCTACCATAACATGAGCAGTTTCGCTACCTGTGTTTTGTGACTCTGGTAAAATACGAACGTAATCAGTTTCTTTCGGTAAAAACTTGGTGTCATCAGTCGAATAGCCTTTGATTACGCCTTTATCGGTTACAATGAAAACATCAAAATCGCCATTATTTAATTTGGCTAATTGAGTCTTATTGTAAACGGACATTTCCTCAAGTGTGTAACGTACCATCAATTTGCCGTCACGTACATAAGATGAATATCCAAAGTCAAATTCTTGAACAACTGGGTCTTCCTGAGTAGCTTCTGCATTGATTACCGGAATTAGCGGAAACCAACGAACCGATTTAGCTGCATTGATTGAATTTGTCCATGTTGATAATGTAACGGCTAAAGTTTCGGTAGCAATCTCAGTACCTTTCGGAACTAAAACTAAAATTCTATCCTTGCCAACCGGGCCACAATATTTTTGCGCCCCTGTATTTCCTGTGCGGGTGCTGCACGATGTTGTATTATACATAATTTATTTTTTTAATGTTTAACAATATTGATTAATAAATGATAGTTCGAAATTTACTTCAATGGCATCCGTCGGAGCGTCCAAGACTTGTAAATTTTGGTCTGAACTTCCATAAAAATACCTGTAAAAAGTTTCAAATTCAGGGCGGTTTTCTTCAAAATAAAACTTATCTTGAAAATAAGTTGAGTTGATTGTCATGACAAACAGCCTGAAAAGCGGTTCCAATACCGTTTTAAAAACGTATGTCAATCGCTCATTTGCCCTGTATGTTTTTTCTGTTAAATGTACGAATGCAAATTGCAATGTCGTTTCAAAAGCAACCAAGTCATTAGGATTGTGATTCCTGTCATTGTTGATGAATAGCCAAATCAAAGGGAATCGGATTAAATTGCTTGACGGGTCGTTTGCAAGGTTGTTTAACACCTGATTAATTTCAATTCGGGATCCCATCAGATAATTAACCGCAAGATTCCATTCCGTTGCAACAAGATTTGATGCAACAATATCAAATGAATTTTCACCAATATCTATTACAGCATAGTTTACATTGTTGATATTAACTATTTGCCCGGTCTGTAAACTGATATTATGATTTTCATCCAACAATTTTAAAGTAGTCGTTTGAATAGTCGAGACCCCGCCCGTTTCCGAAATGGAACTGATAGGGCGGGCAAGTCTCATAAAATCAACTACTGCCTTAATTTCATCATATTCATATATGCTTTTCTTTTCTCTCATTGCTAAATGTTAAACATTGTAACTTTTTCAAGTCGGGTAAATTGCCAATCTGGATAATCGGTTTCGTGTTCCATCAGAAAATTGTAAAGCGTTCCGATATATGAATTTTCACCAAAGCCCCCTATAATGTCGCATGCACGATTTAAAGCCCTTGCCTGCTTATGTCTGTAATCCGATACCGTACTATTTTCTGATTGTGCTAATTTTAAACCGCTGCCTGAATTGAAAGTACTTGCTAACTTGGCATATTGATAATACACATAATAAGCAATAAATGATTCCTTTTCGGTATTGACAAGCCCCGGCCATTTAACGGAATATCCATCAACTGTGTAAACTTTGCCGTCTCTTAAATCAAGCCACTTTTGCAAAGGATTTTGGATAGCAATTCCGGCCAAAAATTGTGAATAAAGGGTATAGCCTAAAACTTTTTGTAAAATTTCAGGCTCGAACCTGTCAATATAGGCCGTTAATTGCCCTCGAATTTCATCCAAAGGCAGGCTTATATCTGTTTTAAAATAGGTATAATCTATTAGATTTGCCATGTTATAATGTATCTGTATATTCGTAAATTGAACCCTGCCTGTCTGCTATAAAATGCACATCGAAATAATCGATTCCTAAATCGGCATTATAAGTGTCAGAACCTACTCCGGTGCTATCCCTTGTTACCTTCACACGCAATAAAGAACTGTATTGTTCATTTTCGGGATGTGCTAAATTTGTAATCACATTAATTATTCCAGTCGAATATTGAGCCTCACTACCTGTAAAAGTGTGTGTTTTAGTGCCTGTATTCCAGTTAGCAATTGCAGGAATAACAGCCCCGTTATTATACCAAACCCAAGCATATTGCAAGATAACAGTATCATTTGCATTCGGCTTATTTGGTAAGAAATAGTGTAAATGCACACTATCAAGATTCGTGTTTAATTTTTTTCTATGTGTAAACTGATATACCTGTACAGCAATGTCATCATTAGCATTCTGAAATGCTAACATAGTGCAAGCAGTATCACGTATTGCAAGTGTTCCAAGTGCGGACCCTCCAGAAACGGTAGTCATAATACCTTGCATGTCATCATGCCGTTGCCAACCTGAGTTAGCGGAGGGTTTAAGAAAAAAATCACTCACTCCCGAAATCAGATCATCAAAATTTGTGTATGCCGTTCCATTTTCTTTAATGATATTGGCAATTGGCTCATCAGTTTCAATTTTACCGCTGTTTACATTTTTGATAATGACATGACCAATTCCATCATTTTCATAATAAAGAACACGGCACACACCAGCCGGATACAGTTCGTTATTGGTATTCCCAAATACAAAAGTTCCATCTGATTTTTTATATAATCGTGTTTTTGCCATTATTTTTTAGCTTTACGTCCTTTTTTTTCTTTTGAAATCTGAGTACCGATATCGATAATTTGCTTAATTACCACAGGTGTTTCTTCATCCTGTTCAACTTCTGCTTTCTTTTCCGGTTCGGGCTGCCAAATTTTAGCAATTTTATGAGCAAGTAACTGCTTTGCAACTGCTCCCTCGACTTCAAGGATTTGACCAATCGAATATTTGCTTTTCCCGTGCCTTGTATTTCTTAACCTGACTATTTCTACTTTTATTTTTTCCATTTCTTCAAATTTTATTAAATCATTCTGAGCTCCGAAATGTTGCCCGTCCTGAGTGTTTGTTAATACTAAATTGATAAAGTCTTTATTTTCAATATTATTGTAAAGTTTAGTTGTGACCCTGAAATCACCCCTTTTGTAAGGTTCCCACTCTGCCAAGAACTTGTATTTTGCATCAAAGGCAAATCCGATTCCTGAAATATCACACACAACCGGGGGCTTTCCGAAATTTTCAGGTTTTGGAATTGTTCTTTTTTTGCTCCGAACGTTCCAAAAAATTAAGTCATTTTCCTGTAAATAAGAGTTTACAATTAATTCAATGCTGTTATTATGAGTGAATTTATCATCATCATCCAAATATATAATTAACCCGATTTTAACTTTTGACTGTAATTCATTTAAGAACAGGTTTTGCGGAAAAGGTACACCATAGTTTTCATCATTTTCAATCGGCTGCACCCCTTTTATTTTTTTAACCTTAACAGGATAAACAGGATATTTAACAGTATAATCGTGAACGCTGTCAATAGCTACCCATATATTTATATTTTTATATGTTTGTTCTAAAATTGATTTGATACAATTTTCAAAATACTTAGGCCGTTCGCTTGTCCTTACCAAAATGTTCACAATCGGTTTTTTGTCTATCCATTGCATTTTAATTCTGTCAAGTAAACTTTTCTCACTGTCAACATGGACAACTCTTTGACCGTTTATTTCGTGGTACCAGCGATAAAAGCTATTGATTGCCGGATGCAATTCTCTGGCTTCCGGTTCACCACGTTTGGACATCAGTATATTATCACCTCCAAAGAAAGCTGATAGAATAGCATGCCCTCCGTTCATTGTAACGTACTTTTGACAATTAGCGAAAATCATTAATTGAAGTTCATTAAATGTCAAGTCTGAATTACTTTTATGCAAGTCATGAATATTTATAACTTTCGGATAAGCCTTTAATAGTTCGTAATCACCTATTGAAATAGGTTTTTCATTATCGTACAATTCCGGGCGGCCTTCGACATTGATATAAATTACCTGGTATTCATCTTGCAATAATTCAAACATTGCCTTTAAAGTTGGCAGGTCGAAATAATTTATTGCACGGCTTGACCATTCAATATTAACCCTGTTGCAAATAACAACAATTTCTTTATCGAATTTAAAGCGGTCGTTTGCAAATCTGCTTTTATAATCAGGGGCAAGAAATTCTGATTTTTCTAAGAAATCTTTATGAATTTTTATGTTAGGAGTGCTACATTTCGGAGTATTATACCAGCTTCGGGTCTCTGAATTTATTTCGTGATTTGGACTAAAATAATATAAGCATTGAGTATCATTTCCGGAAATGGTTTTTTCTAATAATCCTTTACTTTGCAAGTAATTTGCATAAGGAATTACCGAAATTAACTCATATCCAAATTCAATGTTATGACTGTTTACTGTTATTTTATCCTGTTTTTTCATGCAATATTTTGTATTTTCTCTAAAAAGTTAGCTGCAATTTTGTTGTAATCGTATTTTTTAATTTCGTTTAAAGCATTATAAGTCAATTGCGACCGGGTATCCTTATGAGTAATCAACCAATCCAAATGCTTTTTTAACATTTGCATATCATTAAATTCAAACTTCAAAGCCGTATGCCAATTGATAGCAAAACCTTTATTGCATTGGATATCTGAACAAATAACAGGCACGCCGCAAGCCATTGCTTCAGCTACCGGATTACACCACCCACCTGAATAATGATTGTCAATAAAAATATCGATGCCATTAAACCAGTTTGACATTTCGCTTTGTGGGATACCTTTTCCAAAATATGTGATTGTACTGATTTTGTTATCTTCAAAGAACTGTATTAAAGTTGAGCCGCCCTTACGCTTGCGTGGGTCGCCAGACCAACCAATATTTAATTTTTTTCTGTTTTTTTCTGCCAAAGGCTTAAACATTTCGGTATTTATTCCACCGATTTGAGCCTGAATTATCTTTTTTGAATCTGTATTTTGCTTCAAATAGTCGATTTGCCAAAGTCCGTCCGCTGTCAAATAGTAGTTATCGACTATGTATTTTAGATTTTCGTTACCTTCAAAGATGTTTAGTTTTTCATCAAAACCCATAAAACAGAATATTTTTATATCTGCTTGGGCTGTTTTGATTAATTCTAAATAGTGTGATGTTGCCTGAGTTGTTAGTATGAGTACATCTAACTTGTCATTTTTCAATTTTGATTCGTATTTAACTTTACCGTCAAATCTAATCCAGTCAATAGATTCTCTTTCAGGATTGTAAATAGTAACATCGTGTCCAAGTTTGACAAAAACATTTCCGTTTTCGACAATCTCACGAACGCTGCCAAAGATTCCTACACCTGATATTAAAAACCCTATTTTCATTCTGTTTTAATTAAGGGAGTGCAATTAAGCACCCCCGTAAACTATCATTTATTTTAATAAATCCTATTAGCTTGCAGCCTCTAAGAAGTTGATGCCATCGGTGAATGTATCGGTAACAAAAGCAGCCTCATCATTTTTCTTTACATAAGAAACAAGACGTTTCTCAGCAATGATAGTGACTAAGTTCTTTGTCCAGTCGTTTCCGTCGTAACCCATCTGAATTGACATTGCCTCCCGGTCTTTGATGTAGAATTTCCTGAAATCACCTACCAAAAATTCACCTGCTGTTATTGAGTTTGTTTCAATAACTGGCAAGCCATATATGCGTGTTCCATCAGGGCTAACAACGGCCATAGGAGCGTTATACTCTTCAGTGGTTGTGCGTGAACCGTGTACCATGCTAAACACGTCGGCAGGGTTCATAAGAATAGCATTTGCCTGCGAACGTCCTTCAGTTTCGATTGATATTTGTTTGATTGCAGCTCCTAAAACATCCCATTTTGTTGCCATTCCGTTTGGGATTGTGCCTGATAAAGATGCATTGTCTAAAGGTTGTGCATATTTTTCAATACCGTTAATGTAAACGGTCAAACCAGTACCGGCTATCAATTGGCTTTCTTCCAAATATTCTAATTCATACATTAATTCGTTATTGATATCGGCCATAATTCCCTCAATATCGGTTAACATTTCCTTAGAAATTTTGATGTAAGCAGTGATTTTTTTCACATTAGCCGAATCAACTACATAATTCCAATCAACTTGAGATTTGTCCAACCCTTCGCCAGTCATTCCAGCTGAACCCTCTTTGGCTGCCTTATAAACCCATTCAACTACATTTGAACTTGTTGAACCAGTTGATGAAAGCGCACGGATAGTGAAAAGCCTTTTATTGAAATCATTGAAACCTGGGTCACGGTCTGCCTGCGGAATTGTTCCGGTTACATTCGTTCCGAAAGTCATTGTACCAACGGTTTTTACAATGATTTCCTCTGGAGCGGTATTCTTTGACTTCAATTCCTGAACTTTAGCTATCAATGCTTTTTTCAATTCAGTTTTGAAATCAGCTACATTTTCAGCTTTTTTAGTCTCAATTGCACTTTGAACATTAGCAGAAAGTTTATTGAAAGCCGTTTTAATAGATTCGATTTCAACCCCTTTTTTGTTTAACTCAATTAATTGGTCGTTAAGTGGCTGCAATCTTGCTTCTAAACCCTTTTCATTAATTAATCCAAGCTGGGAATCGGTAACTGATTTTTTAATTTTGTCATCAATTTTCTGCAATAATGCTTTTTCAGCTTCATTATCAGAATAACCAGGCATAATGTTATTGCCAAATACTCCTTTCGGAGCTGGCAAAAAAGCCGCAAATGATAATCCTAAACCAAATACAGGAGGAATATTAGCAGCTAAACTCAATACAGTTCCTAAAACTGCAAAGAATAGAAAAGATAAAATAAATTGTGTTCTCATTTTTAAATGTTTTTTAGTAAATAATCAAAATTAATTGTTTTATGAGTGCTTAATTGCGGCTCCGATTCAGGTGCTAATTTAGCGGCCTGTATATTTTCGGTACGTATTTCTAATGTTGGGGTAATTTCGTTGGCACCTGCTAAAACTGCTGAAACTTCGATTAACTTTAATTCTTTTACAATGAAAAAATAGCCTTCATCCAAAGCAACTGACTTGTTAATTGCGCTGTCAATGTACTTTCTCCAGTTTTCATAATGTTCTGAATCTTGCGGGTCGTTAACCGCTAAAATCAACTGTACATAATTAAGTCCGATGCTATGTTGATTAATTTTCCCTAATCGATACTGGTTAAAAATCTTTTCGTTGTAGGATTTGATAACATCAGTTTCAAAGATTAAGGCCTCAGTTGTACCCATCCCGGATATACCTAACTGGGTAAATGTTAAGTTTTGTGTATAAATATCTCTTACCTCACCGACTTTAGCCTCTAAACTGAAATTATGGTCGTATAAGTGCGGGATTAAAGATTTGCGTTCTTTAATCGACTTATTCCATGCACCCGGTACGATTAAATCCATTTGGCTGTCAATCCAATTTGCTGTATTACCTACAATTTTAACGAATACCGTATCCTTTTCCCCGTCCGCTTTTTGAGTAGGATTGAAAATATAAGATGTGGCATTGCTTATATCGGTAAATTTTATCATTGACTTTTTTTCCCGAATAATTTCATCTTTGTTTTTCCTTACAAAGTCCATCTTTTCGGCTAATGTCAATTTATGTATATCTTTTGTAATCATTTCTTTACAGTTTCGTTTGATTCGATTTGTTTCAATCTGAATTCTAATGCTTTTATAAGGCTTTCATCTGTTTTAGATTTAACCTGTTTTGCCTTTATTTCTTTAATTTTGTTGATTAAAGTTATTTTGTCCATTTTGATTTTGTGTTATAGGTATCCATCCTGAACTTGTCATAAAATAGTAATCATTGAAATCAGGACGGCTTATTGTTTCAGCTCCTGTCCATTCGAGATACTGATTACGTGTTATCAACCCTAATTTGCAATCATTCAAAAGCCTATCATTAGCCTCTAATTCTGCCTTTACTATTTCGTTTATGTTTGAATAGTCGATTGTATAATCCAGACTTGGCCACCACTCACGGAGTTTATTCATAAAATCATTCAAAGTTGATTCGATTTCAGACTTAAAAGCCCCGTTGGCAAAGTCACGCAAAGCAGCTTCTTTGTTACTGAAAGTAGCGCCCTGATTATCTGAAAAACATTTGCTATCTATATTTTGAGCATCACATAATCTCTGAAAATCGGATGCGTTGTTTTCTGTTATCCTTAATTGTGCAACGTTTAAGGATGCCATTGTCACGTCTAAAGGCATATCAGTTATAAGCGTGTTGTACTCATTTCCTGCATAACCGTATTTTTTCATCTTATCCTGAACAATTTTAATATCGTCATCAGAATTGACAGCGGAAAACTCACCTTGCGTTTTTCCTGTGATTATCATTCGAGGGCCATTCTTGTACAAGTTTGTTTTAGCATCGTAACCGTTTTTAATTGATTCGATGTTTTTTTCACACCCCGCAAAGCGACTTATTCCGAAAAGGTATTGATTTTGTTTGAAGTTTGGGCTCGATTCCCGTACATGAAGGATGAATTTAGGGTCAATTTGTAAGGATGTTTTTTGTGGTTCTTTTGTGTCAAAAATGTATGATTCAATTTTGTTAACTCTAAAATCGTTGCTATCTGTGGTTTTTATTGACGTGAAAACAGGACTTAGATTGAATAATGCCGTTGGCCTTTGCTTGCCAACCGTTACCGGTGTGAATAGGTTAAGAATTGAATTGCCATAAAGCCTTTTGTTCATAACCATTTGAGAAATGAACTCATTCCAACCCTGATAGTAATTTGGATTTTTAAGCAGGATATCAACTTCAGGTATATTGGTCTGGACATTAATTTGACCGGCCATGTCTGCATACTTGAGTACAGGGGCGGCCACTTCGGCAAGCGTGTTAAAGTATTGCGTTAAAAGTTGGTTGTTCTGGGTATCTGTGAAAATGTTCTTATAGGTTACGGGTGTACCAATGAACATATCGAAAATAGAACCTCTGTAAATAGATTTAGCCGTCTCAGGCCGTTGGATTGCTTTGCTTTTAAATGGCCACATTCTATAAAATTGTACAATTTGTACAAAGTTATAGTAAAATTCTTTACAAATGCAAATAAATGTTAAAAAATGTTAATAGATGTTAAAATTAATGGGTATAAAAAAGCCCTGCATGGATATCAAGATGCAAGGCTAAAACTGAAAGATGAAAAGATTTGTTATTCGTTTTCGACAATAACGATTTTTTCAGTACCATGTTTGTCTGTTTTCAACAATTCCGAAACATCAATTTTGATGGTAATTTGCTTACGCCTTCTTAACAGCCAGTCCAAAAATGTTGGGCGTTTAATCGATTGGATTATTGTCCTGTTTTCCTGAGTCCATTTATAAATAGTACCTTCAAGTAAAGTTATAGCAAGTCCTTTAAAAAAATCATCAGATTCGATACCTACCTTGTAATTCAAATCGAATACCATTTCTTTTTTCAATCGCTCTAATATATCAGTTGGGAGCATTTCTTTTGATATTTTTTGATAAGCGAAAATCTTTTTTTTCTCAAATTCTTTTTCCATAGTTAAGTTTTTAAAGGTTTAAATGTCATGTTTACTTTAATCGGTGAATCAATCAACTCACTTCGATAATTCAACACAAAGTTAATCTGAATTGCGATAATTGCAAAGATAAAAATGATAATTAGTTTTTTCATTTGATGTAAGTTTGAATTATTTTTGAAAGTCCAGCCAAAGCATCAGGAGCGTCATCATGCTCACTTTTTTTATCATTACGGTATGCTGTCAATTCCTGTATAAAGTCATTGTATTCCGTTCCACGCTCTGAGTTCTTAAAGTAATATGATTCTAAAATTATGTCAGCCTGTATGATAATTCTGCTATGTTTCTGTACATTATTTCTAACCGCTCCAATTCTGCACCCGCCTGTATATTGTGATTTTAACATTTTAGTGTACATCAATCCCATTGCGTTTGATTCAAAGTATGCTTTCTGTACATTATACTTGTCAATCAATGATATGATTTTCGGAATTGAATAATTACTATCTTTTTTGGTAAAACAAACATCTAAAATAAAGACGTTGCTACCAATTAAAGCCCCGATAACAAAAGCTAAAGAATCAATACCCTGATCTGCAACATCGCAATAAGCAATTATTTGACCGCCTGAATAGTCGATAGTATCAAAGAATTTTAGTTTCCCGATTGAAAAAACTATTGCATCATCTTCGTCAAGCCAAGTTGTACACATGACTTTTTTAAACTTTTCTGGATTTTCTTGCCTGAGTAATTCCATCTCATTCACATAGTCAGCATCCAAATTATGCTTATTGTCATCAAATTCCATGTGAATATATGAAATGCCGTTTTTAATGCCATTAAAACCAGGTTCAATATCCTGATAAAATCGTTTATAAATCCAATGATTCTTATAAGCAGGGTTAAGAATAAGGATTACCATGTTCTTAATGCCCTTAATCCTTACCGATTTATTAATCGTTTCAAATGTTTGCTCATCCGGTAACTCTTCGGCTTCGTCCAATACCCAAATATTGATACCCGTTAAGGATTTGAGTTTGGCAGTTTGTATACCTTGGCTTGTTTTAATACCCCTGAATAAAATTCGACTGTTTGTTTTAGTTGCGTAAATGTCTTTTTGTTGAACATCGAAATAGGATTGCATGTTTTGAAGTTCAATTTTTTCTGTGAATTCAGGAATGATACTGTCCTTTGCTGATTCAAGAGTATAACGGGTGAATAAGACGTTGTTATTATTGTTTAATCCAGTTAACCGGGTAAGGAATATACCAACGGTAAAACTCTTTGACGTACCCCGGTCGCCTGTTATTAGGTAGTATCTGGTTTTCTGGTCAAAAAGTGAATTAAACTTTTCATGAATTTCAATCATTCTTAAACCATTTTAGCGGGGGTATGTCTTTAACTGTTAGGTTTTGTTCAACTTCCTGCTTATCCTTCATATCGTGATTGTTTTTTAACACAAATATTGCCATTGTTGGATTATACTTGTTCGTAAGCCCTTTTTTGATTATTCGATTTTTTATTAAAGCATTTGCCTTTTTTATAGGGTTAAAATCAATATTCAATCCTTTGTTTTCAAGATAGTTAAGTAATTTTTCATACTCACCTAATTCACAGCAAGCCTCTTCAATGGAGCAACAATCAACATTTTTAAGAACATATTGATAAACAGAATTAACAAACTTTTGACTTTCATCAATAGTCCATTTTTCTGCATTCTTATTATTTTTCGGAGCGCCTGCCATTTTGTAAAGTATTGTTTGAATAAAATAAACATTCTCCTTTATCTGTAATAATCCCGATTGCTTCAGTTGAATCTTTTAATTTTTTCAGGTCTTTCGACATTTTTTCAAATGTGAAGTTTTCAGTTTCGTATTTTTCAATCGAATTAATCAAATCAGATAATTCAC